GTGTATGTTAACGGGACGTTGCGCTCATGGATTCACTACATACAAGTGCGCAGTAACGTGGATACACAGCTTGAACACAAACAAGTTGCTGTAGCATGTGCGCAAGCAATTAGCGCAGTATTTCCAATGGTAAATGACTTTGTTTATAAGGAAGAATCAGAGACATTTGTTACTATTCCCGATGTTATTAAAGAAGATCTTGTTGAACATAAACTGGTTAACTGGTGGCAACACTTATTTAATTTTTATAAACACTAATCACAAAAAAGCCAGCATTGCTGGCTTTTTTTATTTCTCTATTATCGTATTACGGACGCCATGCTATTAACACATATCCCGGACGTCCGGCTGTACCTGAATTAAATATAGTTTCTTGGGTAGATTCGACTAAACTCCCGCCACTACCACCTCCACCGTACGATGTTGTGTTTACGCCGCCAGCACCGCCTGCAGTTGTAGTAACAGATGTAGATGTATTAGTTTTACCTGGTAATCCTGCACCTCCGACTTCTGCAGCACCAGCTCCGCCAGCACCGCCTGCAGCTGCAACTCCTGACGAAGAACTGCTTCCATAATTACCGCCCGATACAGTAACTGATACACCTGTTCCTGTTATTGAACTAGAACCGCCAACTTGCCCAGCTGCACCTGCAGATGTGTCGTATTGTCCAGTACCACCTTTACCGCCTGCTCCGACTACTACTGTAAGTTCGTCCCCACTTGTAACAGCTATAGTGGTAACTTCACCGCCGCCTGCACCGCCGCCTGCTCCGCTACTACCATTACTTGTGCCTACTCCAGCAGTAATAAGATTTTTAGGTTTACGTGTCGTCCATAAGATATCTTCTTCTCTATAAAAATTTTTGTTATCGTTTGTACTATGAATAGCAGGATCAAATAATGTGTCTGACCCGTCATCAACTCTTAACGTTGCAGCAATATAATGCCCATCCGCTGTACCAACTGTAGTAATAGTAGCAATCTTTCCACTATTTACTGTTGCAACTGTAATTACGAGATTATTTACGTCAGTACCACCTAAATTACGACCACTAATTGTAATTTGATCACCTACTGCATAATTTTTACCCGCTGCATATATTTTAACAGTCGTATACACTGTTCCGGCTATTGTTACATTAAACTTTGCACCAGTACCGGTACCTGTAACATTTGTTCCTACTAAGGCTGAATACGACGCGGCCTTAATTGTTGCGGATACTTCAATTTTACGATCAAATTTATTAGTTAGCGTAATAGATTTAGTTACTAATGCCCATGTACTAGAACTAAACGAATGTTTAGTACCATTAAGTGTGATATATCCTGAATTATTTCCATAATAGGTTAATATATAATTTGTTAATTGTTTTGGTGCAGCAAATGATGTTCTATACGATGCTTTAATCGTAGTTGTTCCGGCACCGCCGTAGATTCCATATTTGTTTAAAAATGCAGTTACGTCACTTGAAGCTGTTTGTGTTGGATAAGATGTATAAACAGAATTATCAATAGTTAATGCAGTTCCGCCTGCACCACCGCCACCGCCTCCTGCACCAATTACTACAACATTAGCATGTGCAATTCCTGCAGGAACAGTAACTTTGTATGTTCCCGATTCAATATATTCATAAGACTCTATAGCTTGTCCAGCACATATCGGTGAATACGAAACTACCGCAAACGGATTTTCACCTACAGCTCCTGGCGGCACTCCGTTTATTCCTATTTCTCCTGCTATACGAGAAAAGGTTGCAGGAACATACGACACACCGCCGCCACCGCCGTAACGTGGTCCGCGTCTATCATTGTTGTCATCAATACCAGTAGTATTGTTTGTACCTCTGGGTGCCCCTGCACCACCGTTGCCATATGTTGGTGCAACTGAAAATCCAACGTTATCAACTGATGAGCTATACGTTGTAACAAATGTCGGTGCTGCTCCATTTCTACCAGATCCGCCGTCATTGGTCCATTGATTACCACCTGCGCCGCCGCCTGCTGCAACTGCAATTACTGTTCCTTTATCATTTATACCAGGATATACTACTGCGGCGCCACCGCCTGTTGTTCCTGCTGCAATTTTCCAGCCACTTGTTTTAGCAGGGCCACCGTCTGAACCACGTATAAATTTAAAATATAAACTTTTTGATAAAATATTTTGAACATTAACAGTACCAATAACAATGTCACCAGTTGCACCGTACCCGCCTGTTCTACTACCACCAGTATCAACGCCACCGTCACCGGCACCACCATAAAGTTTTATATTAACAAAATTAGCATCTTTTGGAATAGACCATGGTCCAGAGTTTTTTATCGTTTGTTTTATTACTATATGATTCCACTGAATTGGATCAGTTGTTGCCGAAACTGTTTTATTTGTAACAGGATCAGTCACTGTAAATGTTATTGTAAAATTACCACATGGGTCATTATTACTTACAAAATTAGGATTATTATATGCTAACAAAGGAAGAACACAAAATTGTGAATTTGCTAATGTAGTTCCTGTACGATTTTTAAGTGTAGCAGTTTGAGACATCGCTACTCCGCCAATTTGTGTATCAGCTTTAGATTGTTGTCTAACATTTGCCGCAATGGTAGTGTTAGCCGAATTAATAACCCATGATACCTTTAATAATGGCGATGCAGGTAATGGAGTTGAAGTAGTCGATGCTAATTTACATTGAACTACAAATTTATCCCCCGGATACACTACTGCTGGCATATATGTTACCTCGATACTAACTGCAGAAGGCGGATAATATGTTTTAGATGTATCAGCAATATCAACAGTACGAGATGTTAACCCAGTTGCAATTGTTTTTGGGAACGTAGAAGTTGTACTAAATTCGACATAAAACTTTTTAGCTGGTTTATTATCTGCGGTGTCTGCCACTGCAGTTAATGTTAATGTTGCTGTTCTACTTGCAACATTAGCAGTCTGACCTGTTAATGATCCAATTGAAAAACATTTTTCATTAATATACGCCCCTGATGGGTTTTTTATTCGCCAATATAATGGATTTCCATTGTCAGTAGTTTTAGTAGTAACAGTAAATGTTATGCTACTACCGTCGCCGCCTTCATTTATAGACGGTAATAATTTTGACGGTAATGGATTTGTACCATTGTCTTCAACTGCATAATTTTCCGGTGCTGCAGTCTTTGACGAATCTGCTACATTAACAACTCTTGACTTACAAGTGTTTATGTTACCTGTAGGTGTTACTGTACTTGTAAATGTTACATAAAACGATTTAGCAGTTTTATTAGTAGTTGAATCAGGAGTAGTAGATAATGTAAACTCTACAGTTTTATTTGCACTTACTAAATCAGTAGTACCTGTAAACGATGATATATTAACAAAATCAGTAGTCTGCATTCCAACTGGGAATATTTTATATGTTAATGCATGTCCGATATCTGATTCTTTAGCAGTAACAGTAAATTTTATAGTATTACCGCTTACACCTTCATTAATTGTTGGATTTCCGGTAGATGGAGAACCGTCATCAACTACTGATAAACATAAGTAATCAGTAATAGTAATAACAAGATCGTCAACATTACTAATTGGATTTAACGAATCATCAGTTAATGCAATCTTAAATGTTCGATTAGTGTTAGGACTTGATAACGGATTATCAATACTTGCCTTAAATGAAAAGATAAATGTGCCGTCTGATTTTACTGAAGCAGTATTAGAAGATGGCATAACAACATGAGATGGTATAAAGGTTGAATCATTATCACTTTTAACTACTGACCATCTTATTTTTTTAATTGTGTTATCAGGAGCCGACGCAGGACGAGTAACAGTAATAGTAATAGGATCTCCTTCCATTATACTCGCAATTTCTGTGTCGCTAGTTGCTGATGCAGTTGCAATAATTCCCCATGTTGGGTTAGATTCAACATAAATTATTTGATTTCCCGGATCATTAGTTTGAATTTTTACAGCATTAGATGTATCAGAAATTCTAATTTGATACGATCTAGTATTATCAATATTGTCATTTGTAACTGTTATTGCAAACGTTCCTGAGTTAGTTGCAGAAAACACTTTAAATGTACCAGACAACGCGCCAGGAGTAGTTTGTGTAACATTAGCACTAGTATTAACCTGAACAGTCGAAATAGACGAAACACCAGTCGAAACAACTTCCCATTTATAGAACGTGTCAGCTGAAATAAACGGTGTAGTTACTGTAAATGTAACTGCAGTTCCTTCATTTGTATAATACGGCGCTGACAAACTTGGAGTAATTGTGTATACTGTATTTTCAGTTCTGGTAATAGTTTCAGTTGACACTAATGCAGTAGGTAACGCTGACTGAATTGGAGTACTAGGTGCAACATCACTTAAAATAATATGAAATTTCTTATTACCATGTTTTCTATTCAATTTATTTGCAAATGTTAATGTAAAACTTGCTGTTTTAGCGGTAGGGCTTGGTACTAGTGTACCAGCTAACGGTTGGTTAGTTGAAAAATCATTTGAATCTATTTTATTAGTATTTGCAGTTTCTTCAGTTGTAGTTTGAGCAAGATACCAATATACCTTTGGCAATGTTGATACAACTGCAAATGTTACTGCGGTTGACTCAGTTATGTTATATGGTGATTCAAGCACTGCACCGTTAACTTTTGGAACAATTGTATTTTTTACACCTGCGGTTATAGTTATTGTTGGATTACCTGATACCGTTTTTTTACCACCGTCAAAATCAGTAATTTGAACTGTAAACTTTTTAGTATCAAGAATTTTTTCAGCATTGGTTGTAACAATAAATGAATACGAAATATCAGTTGCATTAACTGTAATATATCCAGATGTAGACATCATACCTACTAAATTGCTACCAAGTAACTCCCATTTCCAAGGATTTGATAATTTAGATATCTTTGGAGTAGTTAATGTATAAGTTATAGATGTACCTGCAGTAACAGTATAAGATGCTGAGGGTAAATTGTATCCTACTGCAGTAGGAGTCAATGTGTATCCTGTAAGATCTTGTATACTAACTACGTCTGATTGCAAATCCGGAATAACTTCATATGCACCGCCAGTTCCTGGTTTTTTAAGTATAATATGGAATTTTTCAGTAACTTCAGCAATACTATCAGTTGCAGCAGATAATGCAAATGCACCAGTACCATTTGCGCCAATTGCTACAGTTCCAGTCATTGACGGTGAATCAAAATTATAAATATTTGCAACAGTAAAATCTGCGCCAGATACACCAGTACCTGAATTACCAGATTCAGGTACAATTGTCCATTTTAACAATGTGTTTGTTAACGGCGTTGTAATATTAAATGTTGTCTGAGTATTTCCTGCTTCAGAAATTAACGAATTAGTTACAAAAATTGAATATTTAACCGTGTCGACTAATGTTATTGGAAGATACCCAATAGCTTTAGATGCTACCGACCCTTTATGAAATTGAAAAATAAATACTTCAGCACCTTCATTTATTAAATCAGGAGTTACTACAATATCTTCTATAGTAACTGTTCGTGGATCACTTGATCCCTGTACATGGATTGCTGCAGAACTTTGAATTTTACTTAAATCATCTACTATTCCGCCCGGTGCTACACTATATGCCGACCAAAAACAATTATCAGTCGGTAATACATTAGTAGTAGCAACTTGTAACCTAATTGTACTGCCTTCAACAAATGTTAAACTATTTGTTAAGGTGGTTACTACTGCTGTTGGTTTTCCTGGTGGTTCCGGCTCAGGTGCTCCTTGAGAATTGTCATATATTAGCACGCCCGGACTTACACCTCCTTTAACTACAGGATTGTCGTATCCGCCTTCTCTAATTTGTATATAAAATTTTTCATTTCCTTCTGAAGTTTGATCATCATTCATTGATCGAATAATAGTCGCTTTATTTTTATATACCTTAACAGTATCTCTTAATAAACCATCTTTAAAATCAGAAGCAGTAATCGTTCCAGCAGACGATGCTGTTGTCCAGTACAATACTGTTCCGTCATCCATATATGGAGTATATACAGTAAATGTTACTGTTCTAGACGTTGCTAATGATAAACCGTCAGACTCTTTAACTGCAGTCTGATCAGCAGTGATTACATATGATGAAACATCTTGTATTGTAATCTCCGAGGTGGTATCTTCAATGTCAGCAGTTTCTGATCCAATTCTTATCGAAATAGTAAATTTTTCATCAGGTTCTGTTCCGTCTGAACTATTAAGAACTACATCTTTTCTAGCTGCAATTGTTAATGTAGCTGCATTAGATTTAGTAAGAACATAGCCACTTAGTCGTTGCTCTGATTTACCTTTAGCATCAGATACTAAGAAATCAATATTTTGTATTTTACCTGCACTACCTTGATTAATATTCCAGAATACCTTTGTACCATCTGGCAGTTTAGGTGTAGTAATTTTAAATGTTGCACCAGTTGCACCTTCAACAAGTGTAGTAGTCGAACCTTTATCGATCTTACCTTTAATATCTTCTGTAATAGTAATAACTGGACTTCTTGCAACTTCGGTCGATTTAGCAGTTCCGGTTTTTAAAATAATTTGAAATGTTTCGTTGCCTTCAATGTCTGTATCAATAATTGCAATTCTAGTAAGAGTTGCTTGATTAGTAATAGTTCCACCTTGATTTATATAAATCGTGCCTGATGTTTTATTATCAGCAAAATCACTTGGTAAAAATTTAGAAGTCCTGTTTCCTGCAGGAACTACTGTTTCCCAATATACCGGTGTATTTGGTGGTAAAAATGGCGTAGTAATATCAAATACCACACCTTGAGAATTGCTCGCTAGTGCTTCAACCATTGAAGTTGAGCTACCAGCTGCTACATCGATCGTGTACTTAACAGTTTCAGTAATTGATGCAATCGGACTATCTTTATATGCAGTACCGTCACCGTCTGGGTAAGTGAATCTTACAAAAAACTGCTCAGTTCCTTCTGTTAGACCGTCGTTATTTGCTCGTAATGTAACTATTACTTTATTATCGACAACTGGGTTAGATCCATTAATTTCTCCGTCTATAAAATCGTTAGTAGTAAATTCGCCAATTCCGCCGGCGGAATTAATTTTTTTAACTTCCCAGTCTACTAGTGTTTCAGGAGAATTTGGAATAAATGGAGTATTTAACGTAAATGTAATTTCTGTTACTTTTCCTGCAGTTGACCCATCGGCTAATGGTTCAATCATTGACGGTGTCGACCGTGTGACTGTATATCCAACATTTTCTGTAATTGTTAATGTAGTAGTTTCACCAAATTTTTGTGAAAATGCACTATCTTTAAAAAACTCTACAATAAACCCTTGAGTACCTTCCGTTATTTTATCATTCTTTGCATACTTTCTAAGAGTACCTGACCCTGATCCTGTAGTAGAATTTCCAGTTACCGTAACTGGACACGAACCAGATGATAACCCGTCCGTAAAATCTGCACCATCTGCTGCATTTAATGAGTCTGGTGCTGAAATACGATACCATACTTTCTGTCCTGCAGGTGGTAGATATGGTGTTTTAAAAGGAACTGAAATACCAACAGGATCGCCTTCTACAGTTGTTAATTGCAATGGTGTGAGAACCTCATATCCTTGTGTAACCAACGCCGCATCTGCACCAATTTGCACCATGTAACTATTAGCATTTTTAGTTTTATTTGGTGCATTTGTAACCGGATCAGTTAGATACAAATATACTTGAAACTCTTCTAACTTTTCAGTAACATCTGTATCTGCACTAATATGCAAATCTAATGTATACAGCTGGTTGCTTGGCATAGTAAATGTGCCTTCAATCCCTTCTTTAAAATCTGATGCAGTAATAACAACTGGATTTGTTGCTACTGGATATATTCTCCAGGTTACTGTATCATATGGTTCTGATATCCCAGTACTAATAATACCAAACGATATTGTAGCACCTTCGGTTGTTGATGCAGACATTTTACCAGCCGCTAGTGATGCAAATCGTATCGTGCGCGGTATAACTTTAGGTGTAATTGACGTATCTATAATTGATATAGGAACATCGTTAAACGCTTTTAAAATGCTTGTTACTACTGGATCATTTACATTTTCTGTTGTACGGAATTCAATATCAAATTTATCAAGCCCTTCTGTTGCATTATCTGCATTTGCAGTTAACGCTAATGTTTCAGATACACCTGTAGATTGATTAATTGCAAGAGCACCTGCTAGTGGTTTATCTACAAAATCAGCTTCGATGATATCCGAAGCACTACTGTTAGCTTTAACTATACGATAATAAATGTGTGTACCGGTATAATTATGTGTATTAACTGTAAATGAAACTGAAACAAATGCTCCTGTTTCACTAATTTGCGAAGTAACTGGACTTTTAGTAATTGTATATGTCGGACTAGCTAAACCAGGAACTATTGTTGATATAACACCAGGTGCTGGAATAGTTACATATGGGAACGTAACAGTACCGGTACCTAATCCCGTACCTGCTACTACTGTAGTAAGTACTGATCCTACTGAATATGTTACGCCAGTTGTTCCGGCTAATGTATTCCACTGTTCATTAGTAGTTGATCCAAGTGATACGATGCTAACTGGAGCTCCTATGCTTAAAGTAGTAACATTAACTATATCAGTTTGATCATAACTTGCACGCAATAATTTAACAGTACTTGATAATGTTCCAGTAACATCTGATCCAGAATTTGAAAATGTACTTGTAAATATGATTGTATGATCACCACTTAATTTAGCATTAATTGTATATACTTCAGTTTTTGTATCTGACGATCTTGAAAAAATAACAGCATTAGTACTAGTTAATGTATCAAATCCAGTGCCTGTTGTATCAGTAACTAATGGCTTTGATGCAGTAGTAACACCAGAACGTTGAAATGTAATTGTTCCTAAATTAAGCAAATTAGTCCATGCTGTATTTTTTACAGTTACAACACCAGATTTTGATGGTAATATTTGTATTGTAGAACCAGCATTAAAGAAAGAACGCATATGAGTTGCGTCAATAAACGTTACTGTAGTAGTTTGTGTAGTTGTTCCGTTCCAATTTTGATCGGTTATGAAATTAGGAAATGTATCTGCATTAGTTACTTTTGCACCAGTACCGGTAAACATTGAAAATCTACCACTATCTATTGTACCAAGTACTGCAGGAGTAGTTCCTATTGCCGGAGTTCCAGTTGTTGCAATTCGTATCGATTGAGATACTGTACCGTTAAGTGCAACAAATGCTGGCATTAATGTATTAGCATTTGCTACGCCTTTTTGATGATGTAATGCTCGATATATATCATTACGCAACTTAGCAACTTCAGGTCCAGTTACTGATAGTTGTTGAGAACTAGTTACTGTTTGATTATAACCGTAATCTCCTGACCCTGCACCTAATACCTTAGCTACTATTACTTGTGCATCATTAAATTCCTTTAATGTAATTATTTCTGGTGTTGCCATGAATGTTCCTTAAATTATAATTGCTTCAACGGTATTATTATTGTCGTTAGTTAATGATATTGCAAATACAAACTCTGATTCATTAGAATTTGTTAATGCAGTTGCAACGCCTGCAATAGCAGAAGCAACTAATCTATCTCCTTTTTTAACAGTTCCCGTTACTTTTACAGGTACTCGACCTTTTAACGCAACTGCAGTACCGTCTTTAAGTCCAATGTTCATTAAGTACGCTGGATTTTCTGACACTACCCCTAGAGCGCGATTTCCAGAAATTGCTGCGGTTATTTCTTTATCACCGCCGACCATTATTACTGTACCAGTTTCGTATACGTCATCTGCTAGATATTTTTCTGCTAAGTCGCCTAACAATGTGCCTACTCCATTAGATGCATATAATTGAACTACTTTTATAGATCCAGCTTTCAACGTAACTAATGACCCATCATTTACGGTTACAGTATTATCATCCACTGCTGTTCTTACTACAACTGTATTTGCAGTAGCAGCTGTTGACGGTAATACAGTAGCAGTGTTAATAAGTAATCCTGTTGCAGACGATGCATTGCCTTTAAGATCAGGTGCAACAACTTGGGTTGCTGCAATACCACCTGCAAGTAACGTATACGACACACCATTTACAGTAATAGACGTTCCACCAGTTGGGGCTCTTAGTACAGCAGTACCGCTAGAAGCATCAATTGCTGGCGCATACGATACACTACTTAAGGTTAACGCACTGGCTGAATCTGAGTTACCTTTAAATTCAGTTGCATAGACTTGATAGAACTTTGAAGTTAAAGATCCTATATTTGATCCAGCTGAACTAGCATACGGTGTCCCAGGAAGTATATCTTGTCCTTCTAACGTCATAGGCTGTTTTATAGTATTACTTACTTTTGTTTTAAATACAATCGAATTAACTGTTGAAGTGATAGTAGGAACACTGCTAGGAGTTGTAACTGATAGTATGTCACTGCCTGATGTTCCTAAAGAGAATCCAGTTTCTGCAAACTTTGCAAGATCGGAAAATGTTGCACCGCTTTTTGTAACATACCCTGATGCAAGTGTTCCGCCTAGTCTATCCGAATTAGATGCAGAACCCCAATATTTATAAGTATCTGATAAGTTACCTGTTGCACTAAATCCTCTAACTGTTATGCCTGGATAAATGCTACTAAATTCTTCAGACCTTAATGGTTCTGACGTTGCTAGTGTAAACATTGCTGCTGCACTACTAATAACGTATGTAGTTACTCCGTTTACAACTGCTTCAATAATCTCATACGGTACTGCAGGATTAGTATTTGACAATACAGTTGTTGATCGCATTTGAGTAGAAATGTTTGTTAGTTTTCCGCCAATTAAAATATTCTCTGTAGAACCTTTACACCATAATTGTTGTTCGTCAGATACCCAAAATAAATCACCTTGTGTTAACCCTGTTATATCCGAAACAGACGACACTACATCATTTATACCAACTGTATGCCAAACGCCGGTACCGTAATTAACTTTTAGTTTTTGTGTACTTGTTTGATACCACAATTGCCCAACTACTGCTTTTGGAGGTGCGGTTTGACTTGCAAAGTTTTCAAGTAACCATGTGTAATTTTCATTTTGAGCTTCGCCATAACCGGCATAATTTTTACCAATTAATTTAATATCAAGAGTAGTATTAATAGTTCCATCTTCTACTAATGCTGCTTGATCACCGTTGTATTTGTTGATGATATACGCCATCTTTTATTCCTTATTTTAATATATTTATTTGTATTAATTATAAATCACGGTTGTATTCCCATTCACCGCCTCTTAGTATAAACTCTTTAATAGTTACTGGTTTATCTAATGATGTATTATCATTACAAATGACTCTACATATAGGGCCTTCAACATTTAGAACAGTGTAACTGCTTGCAGGATAAATTTTATTAATAAACTGATCTATAATTACAGTGTGTTTTTCAGTATCACTTCCGGTAATACCAGAAACAGCAATATCAACAGTAAGTGATAACGTTGCTAATTTTAACGTTTTTTGGAGTGTATTTTTGTTTACTGCATCTGTAAGATCGATTGGATCAGAAACATTTCTAATAAAAGACGAATTAAAAAAGTTTAAACCAACTTTGATAGTATCAGATGCAGTATATAATAATCCTTCCGAATCGGGTTTAAACTCAACCGTACTAAAAATTGCCAACGGTGTTAACCCAACAGTTAATACTAATACATTATGAGACGTGCCTGCAGTATCTGAAACTTGTACTATCTTAAATCCAGTTATAGCTGGATCTAATGGTCCAGCTAATATAGTCGAAACTCCGTCATTAAAATATAATTGCTGACGAGCAGTATCTATCCAAATATCTCCTTGTGCAATCGACGACGGAATAATTTTCGATACAATAGTCCCGCTCGTTAACTTAAATCCAGCATACTCGTCGTATACCTTTAATCTTCCTTCTAATGTATCATACCATAGCTGCCCTGATATTGGATTACTTGGTTGAGAAGTATTTGCAAAGTTTTCTAAAAGATGAACTAAATTTTCATTTATATACTCGCCATATGCACTTGCACTTTTACCAATTAAGGTTAAATCAGTTCTAACTTGATCGATAGTGCCATCGATTATTGTAGTTAATACTGTACCGTCTGTTTTGTTTATTGTATAGCTCATTGTAATATACCAGTAAAAATAATATAATTGATTGTTTGGTATGGATTCATAACCGAACTTGCATTAGATGTGCCTGTAGGCAATGTCGATGAAACTGTGCCTGATACACCGTTAACCGCAATTGGACCTAATGCTTCATTGCCAGAACTTGATCCAAGTGTTTTACTAGATTCATGGTTTACTCGTTTTGCAGGATCACTACTGATACTGCCAGCAACTGAACTATTTCGATTTCCACCGGCATTAACTATAATAGGTGTTGTAGTTGATGTTTTACTTACAACTGTTAAATTGTTATCCATATTATCCTTACCTAACGGGAACCGGCCTCTTAAATCCGGAAGAGCAAACGTTTTATCACCAACTAATGCTGCTTGGCTTCTATAAGAAAATCCAAGTACTTCGTACAACTTAGTATAACTTGCAATTGGTAATTCGCTGCCATCGCAAAACAAATAACCAGTTGGCGGATTAACACCCGCATATGGAAGAATTGCACCAACTGGCACTGCAGGAACTGTAGATAAGAACAAACTTTTACTTGTCTTTAACAGTCCGCGATTTGGATTATATGTTAAAATTAAATCAGTGTCTAACGTGCTTGTTGCTGCAGTTCTTTTTGATATGATATTTGGACTCACAACTGCTGCAAGTGTTACAGCTGAAGATCCGTCAAACGATATAGGTTCACTTGTAATATCACCGTCTAATTTAAAAGATCTTGCTGTTTTTAATGTTGTAGCACTCCCGTTTATACTACCGGTAATACTTCCTTGAAGCGTACCTGAAAAAATACCATGAAATGTAGTTGCATATACATCTCTAAACGGTCTTTCTTCTGATCCAATATCATATTGCGGCTCATTCTGATTGTGTGCTAATTGATCCGCTGTATATTTTGGTATAAGTATCGGACCACCTAATTCTTTATACACACCGATAGTATCAGAAAATACAGATTTCCCGCCTATTTGTGCAGTCGGTTGTGTTGCAACTGCTGGTGGAACTGTTATTACATCTGCTACTAATGTACTCCACAATACGCCTGTTCCTACTGTGAATTTGCTAGTTGCCGTAATACTACCAGGTGTTCCCGATACACCAACAGTTAATGAATTACGAATGATAGTACTACCATTTACATCTAGTGATGCCAACGGTAAATTTGTTCCTATTCCTATCTTAAGTGTGTTATCAATAAACAAACCAGTAGTCGATGCCTTAGTGTTTGAATCAATAAATTCAAATTTAAAACTTCTATTATTTTTAGCAGTAAGATTTATTAACTTAGCAGTATCATCAGTACTAATTTTAAACTCTAATCCACTACCGACACTAATACCGTCAACTGTTTGAACACTTAACGACTTGTTAGTAATCGAAGTTGCATCAGCTCTTAAAAAATTAGATGATCCTACAAATTCATTATTGATAATCAATCCATCTGCACTTTCAGCAGTTCCCCATAATTTATTTACATCAGCGGTTGCTGCACTTGTTGATAAGTTAATACCTTTTTTAATTATATCAAAACCGCTAATAATATTTTTTGGTGTAAATGTTGTTGAACTAAAAATTGCAATTATATCGTTGTTTGAATACACTACCATAACTGCATAGGACTCATCAAGAATATCATCGATAACTTCAACAACTGGTCCTGATTTTAAACCCGTACTATATTGAGGTCCTATTAAATCCCACGTAGTTCCTGAATACATATATAATTGATTAGTACTTAAATTAACCCATAAATCACCACTTATACTTTTATCTACCGATGGCGCACTAACTGATTTCTTTACCGAACCTGCAGGATTCCAATTAGAACCGTCATAAACTTTAAGTAACTGATTCTTAGTAGTAGTATCATACCATAACTGCCCTTCAACAGGATTTAAAGGTGATGTTTCACTGGCAAAATTTTCTAATAAATGTAAAAAGTTTTCTGCTAATACTTTTCCATATCCCATATAATTCTTTCCAACAAAACTAAGAGACGTAGAATTATTAATAACTTGATCTTCTACAGTTATTTTATTGTTTTTTAAAATATTTGTAAAATATACATCATAAGACATTATTGAACTCCTACTACACTAGTTAAACTTTGTATGCGCACGGTGTAGTCAATTTGAATCAACCGATTTAATGACTTTTGTATTGGATGAAAGATAACGTGTGTTAATAACAAATTATTCCCATCTAAACTATAAGCTTTTAAACCTAATTCGTCAAAAATAAATGCATTTGATACATCAGTTGTATTATCATATGCCCCTTGTCCGGCAGGTTCTGTGTAATCTAACAAACACGTAATGAAAACATCTGTATAGTGTTTACCTGTTTCGTGTCGTGTTTCAATATAATTTCGTGTTGGATCTAAATTAGTTTTTTGTTGATCATCGATTATTTTAGTAAATGTCTGATTATACAAACTAGCATTTGATCCTGAACTATTAGGGGTCGAATACGTAATAATGCCAGTATCGTTAATTGAAGTACCGCCGTTTCCAAAACTCATCTCATATATAAAGCCTTGCCCCCTATCTGCAATGCTTCTTGCTAATGCAATACTCATATTTTCATAATGTATTGCATTGCGTTTATTGACGAAAACTTCGTCATTAGTAGGATCAAAAATCTTAAGATGCCCTTCGATATGTATCCCTGTTAAATCTATAGTCTGCATAGTATTCTCTCGTTATTCTATATTTATCACAATTATTAAGTGCTAAGTTAAATAGTTGGCGGTTCGTATTCTGCAGATGGCACTGCATTTATGAACGCAGTTATTTCTTCAGACCCTGTTTGCCAATATACTCCGGTTTTTCTAATAACACTAACTAATGTTCCAGGAGTTATTGGGCAAGTTATTAATACTCGTCTTGATGCTCCTGTAACAGCAAAATCAGCATTAAATTGAATATCGCCTGTCGAACTTAATGTACTTAAATTTATATTATGAACAGTATATGGTGCTTTTTTCAATCGTATATTTCCTATAAAATAAATCCATTTATTGCGATCATTTTTAAAATTAACACTACTAGTATGCGCAACTATACATCGATATGCATACACACCTACATTAACAATATCATTTACCAAATAACTAACATTTGATTCCCACATTTCATCCGATTTATAACCACCAACAAACACTTCAATTTCATCAGTTTGGCCATATACCGAATCAATTACCCAACTAGCAGATGATTTTTTAGGAATATATGATAATTCGATTACTGTTGCCGCTGTTCCGTCCGATAATATTGTAATATTAGCATCAGTTATTGTAAATTGATCAATTTTTACTGTATCGGTATATGAAATAGATTCAGCTGATCCAATTTCCTGAACTACTGAATTAGCTTTATGAATACTCGCAACACCTGTTCCCATTGTTCCCCTACGTAACCCACCTAAAGTATTGTTTTCATTTGTAAAAAATTCAATTCTTTCGCCATTAATGTCAATAACTCCCGGTCTGTTTACTAGTTGATTTGGATTCTCAAAATTAGTTGAATCAACTAACGTAATAGTAGTATCTCCTTGTAGTAAATCTTTAGCTAATTTAGTTTTTTTATCTCTTTCTAATCTAGTATATTTTACCGTATTTAACATGTCTTTAAACTGCATAAATGCACCGGTTTCTAATTTAGTGTAAACCTTGATAGCAAGAGTATCAACTACTTGACCAGGTACAACTTCTTCAGGTCCGTATCCGTTAACAGTTGAATAAAATTCATCACCGTCGACGACTATATCTTCCGGTGTTATCCCTGCTGCTGATCCCATTGCAAAATTACCACCCGATAATAACGTATCATAATCATTAACAACTGATCCGTCGCTAGTTTCTTTGCGAATAATAATAGTATCACCAGCTGACACGTTAAGTGATCCAGGTAACTCAATAATGTTAGATTCACCCGTTGTTACTGGAGTTAACATTACTACATCAACATTAGTGTTTACTACCCCAAAACTATAATCAGATGCATCAACTCTAACCGTATCAGTAGTATCTACTTTTTTATAATACACGTTAAACCGTGTTCCGATTTCCGGAACATACGGTAATGCAATAGAATACGAAAACGAACTCCCAACTACTACTGTGTAATCGTTGTCAGCAGGATCAATATTATCCCATCGTTCTGAATAATACGGCATACTATCCCAACCATGTACTATATCAAAATTAAGACCGCCTACAACTACACCGCCATAATCAATGCCCGACATTAACTGCGGTAAATCTTTACCTATATTTCCCGAAGTTGGATTATAATAGTAATGTATTCTATCAGTTGCAGTTAACACTTCAATATTTTTATAATAGGTCACAACAATTATACTACTTTTTGCCGGTGCGGTCTTAAATGTAACAACTCCTGTGTGAACCGTATGCCCATTAACAATAGATGTTACTGATCCTATTGTGTAGTTGTTTCTTAATTCAGGCAACCCGTTAATAGTTACTGTAGTTCTTCCAATTGTTACATCAGGTAACCAGGTAAGAACAAATTGCACTTTATTTCCTGTTACTATACTGCTGTTAATTGTATCTATTTGTTGCAAATCATCAATGACATAATCTTGATAAATTCGATCAAATTTTAATTTAATGTTACTTGTTCTTATTAAACTATTACCTAAAATTGCAATAGCTTGTGCAGTAGTTCCTGTACTTCTATTTCCACCTTCAATTTTAACAATCGGTGTCGTTGTGTACTTTAATCCGGTAGTTAATAACTTAATTCTAGAAATTTGATTATTAACAATAAATGCTCTTGCAGTTGCACCTTCGCCTGTGTCCGACACTATTGTTACTACCGGTTCAGTAACGTATTCTGAACCACCATTAATAATCTTTATATCAATTACAGAATATCCTACATTATCAACCCAATTTTTCCAAGGATACGTATTAATTAATGGACTATTAACATCAACAACATCAATCTTTTTTGCTGTTGAATCGTATGCAGCTGGTAAATCAAAGTCACTAACACTAAAATTACTATTTTCAAGAACATCATAGACACTTGTGTATTCTCGAACCTGTGTGCGATACGGTTTTACTTCTGATACGTAATCTTCAAAATTAGATAAATTATCATTTTTATAAGTAGCAGATTGGTGTAAATTACCAACATTGTGTGTTACGTTAACAAAACTAGTCTTAAATATCCAATCAATATACGTTTGCTCACTTAATGCATATCGGACACTTGTAAAAAATAAATCTAGATATTTAGGTTTTAAATCGATCCCTATTAATAAATCAGTTTTAATAGCATTTAAAATAATTCGTAACTCTACATCTGCATAATTATCGTATACTATCGAATCGTAAATTGCACCATCATACCCTATTACAGTATCTTTAAAATTATACAATAACGAACTAAATTGTATTGTTCCGTTTTCACTACCGATTACCTTGTATGATTCTGTCCAATCGATCGATGTTGATTCTTGATATTTTTTTAATAAAACCCATCTACCCGAATTAGTAATTCGAATTTTTACATTATCACCAATCGATGCATCGAGTTGGTATAAATCAGCGTAAGTATTAACCGAATGTTGAATAATAGTAAATTGATTATATCCTGTTTCATACCAATCTACATAATTCCAATATTTATTCACATCATAAGATGCTGTTAATATCTTAAACCATAAATTATTACTAGTGTTATAAGAGTAAATACTCCAATTTCCATTAGATGTTGAATCACTTAAAACTAACGTCGAAAACGTTCTAACACTTAAGACAGTATTGTCATCATAACCAAAACCGCTATTTTCAATAATAATACTAACAATTTGGCCAATTTCATTAATAACTGTTTTTATAGATGCATTAGACCCGTTACCGTAAATGATAACGGTCGGAGCAATCAAATATCCTCGCCCTGCATCATTAATGACAACAGACGAAATGTTACCATTAACGATTATTGGAGTTAATATCGGTAACGAATAATATTTGGTAATTGAAAATCTTAATTCCTCATACGTATCAACAGTAGTATCGTATAATCGAGTTACTTCACTTGGTGCAATATCGTATTTCTTTAAATTTGTTAGATTACGTGTATCAGTAATTAAATTTGATTTTAAAATAATATTTGTTTGTTCAATTAATTGCTTTAATGCTTCAAATCTATTAACAAACATACTTTGACGAGGTCTATTTTCTATACCATATCGAAGTTTCATAGGCAATAACTGATCTGGTACTATTCGATTGTTAATATCTTTACCGCACAAGCTATCAAACCATTTTTCTTCCACACTACCTGGTAAGGTCGTAGTTAATGCATTACTAATAAGTTTCCATTGAGTATGAATATTTTGATTAATATTATCAACTGTCCAATATTCAACCGATAACACTACATCATTATGTGATAATAACGATTTTACATTAACTAAACTAAATGAATCTAACCCAGTTAATGCTAAGTATTCATATCCTTGGCCTTTTGGATTACTAATTAATTTAGAAATTGTTGCTGCTGAAATACTTCTTCCAGTAGATGCAACTTCTTTATTTTTAACCCAAAAATAATAGATAGACGAAAATGTTTGGCTAATAGTATCATATCGGTTTAATTCCGAATAAACATCATCGCCGTACAACGATTTTCCACTTATGTTTAAAGACAATCCAGCATCAGTGTCGGCTCTTTTGTCCCACTCGGACGGTTTATATCTACTTGCTACCCATTCATAAATGTCAACTGATGCACCGTATGCTAACGTACTTAACATGCTATTTCTATACATTACATTATCGGTAAAATTATCAACAAATTTAGCAGTACGCAAGTCCCACCATAGTGATCCGACTTGCGCAGTGGTCCATGCAACTCCTGCATCGACAGTTACTAACGTATTACCGGTTGTGTAAACTGCCGGATCATAAGAAAATTTATATTTAATTTCACGTTCGGCAACATTTACATGCTTGTCTTGTATAGGATCGACAATATCTAGATATTTTACTAGCTTATTTGTACGTTTATTATATAAAAATGCTTGTTTAATTTTAGTAATATCAGGTTTAGCTATATGTTTATTCTTAATATTCCAAGTGTATTGCGATACAATCGGTTTTACAAATTCATATACCACTCCTAGTTGATTATCAGACCCAGGAGCACCGACAATAACACCAGTTGGAGTAGCTACTACTGCTGCTCCAAATGTACGATTATTACTAACCGGTGCAGGCGGTGTTAAGTGCTCGCTAAATAACCACTTAGACTCATATCTATCAAATACAGCAATCGATGACGAATATGCATTATTAAAAAATGAACTAAACGATACATCAGTAAAATTAGCATCAACTAATAACGGCTCGATCTCGTAACCTACTACTAATGTAGTATAATCATTTGCAAATTTTAAGTTACTACCAAACTCTCCTGATACTGCAACTGTTGGAGATACTAACGCAGTCGGTTCAGGTAGTATGTAACCATTTTCAGTTTTACCGTATATTTCAACTCTTCCTTCGTAAACATCACCATCGACTAACGACGACACTGCAATGTAATCATCGTTTTTAGATATATCAACATATTTTCCAAATACTACCGAGTTATACGGAGCATTAATATTATGCGATACTGCGTAATTTTCATTATCATAATAAACATGAACCCGACCTGTTCTGATAGTAGTTGACATATACGGCTCTGATACAACTAGTGTATTTTTAGACGAAATTGCTATCGATTTTCCAAATTGTAAAGAACCGGTAAGTGTCACTACATTATCTAAATTTTGATCCCATCCGTATAATGAAAAACTAATAATACCTGCAGGTTTTTCAGTTGGCGGATTATTAACTTCAATAGTTGAGGTTTCTTCATTTACTAGCATAACAACTTGACCACTCGTAAACCCTTTACCAGAAACGATCATGCCAGGTATTATACTCTCAACTGATGACACTTTTACAGTTGTTCCTTTACTTCCTGCTGAAATATAAACTGGAGCAGCATATACTACAGATGTATAATTTACACAATACACATTACCGATTGCTGTTCCGATAATTAACTTATTATTACCAAATGCTAAAGATTTACCAAATTGTTCATTGTTTAAGTTAGTTGTATCGGAATCAGGATTGAGGTTCTCTATTGTACTATACAAACTGTATGCGTTACTTAAATCTCTTTTATATATCGACACAGCTCCTCTACTATATTGATCTGCACTCGGTGACCCGAGTGCAATCCAAATTCCGTCTCTAGAAATAGCAACTTCAGTAGCAAAGTTTGATTTATTATATACTGGAAAACGACTTGTAAGAACTTGAGCTAATACCCATCCTTGCAATACAGTATTATTATAAATCATTACTGAACCTTCAGCTTCTAAATTTTCAGTTGTTATTGCAGAAACAGCAACAATTTTACCATTCTCAGTTGTTGATACCGAACGACCAAATTGAGTTATTTTAGGTGTTAATGCTTTGTGTAATGCATTAAGCTTATAAATTTTATCGTATTGCCATACTTTCCAATTACTAGTATTATCATAAAAATCACTAGAATCGTCGTCGTTATCAGTCCATAATTTTACACCATTAACAATATCATCTTCCTTGTAATTGTTATAATCAATTGACTGTTTAATTCTACGAGATACAAACATTCCAGTTATCGAAGTGTCTGATAACGAGAATGATGATACTGATGAAATTTCAATAACTGCAGTACCTGTAACAACAGTTCCTACACCACTCCACTCGATAACACTAATTTCACCAGTAGTAGTTACTTCTTTAATTGTAATGACTAAATTATTTGCTATCTTAGCACCGCCTAACTTATTTCCTAAAATAGTAATAGTTTCATTAACTGCATAACCTTCGCCTGCATTAGATACAGATACCTCGTATGCTAACTCTGTTCGAAGAACTACAAATGTTGCACCTGTGCCGCTACTAGTTGTAATAGTCGGTATAATATTAGTATACTGAACATACACTTTACTAACTTCGGCTGCTATAGTAACAGTAGAATCATTAATGCTAATTATTGATCCTAATACAATATCGTTAATATTTTCAATGGAAAATTTAACTGTTTCTGCATCATTAGAAATGTCTGTTATTGTGTATGATCTGCTAACATAATGATACACATTCCAGTCTAATGGTGCAAATGTACACATTATATATTGACCAAAACTAATAGACGATATATCTGCTGTGTTTAAAAAATCATCCAACGTTTGAAAATTAACATCAACTTCGTCAGTTCTTGCATACACTGTTGCAGTTTTTAATGATTTAGCAGTTGGCCATATTGCAGGTTTATATCCAGCTGGTTTTAAATATATGTCTGTTGGGATTAACTGAATAACTACATTAGACTCGGTAGTACGATCACTAACTAAATTAAATCCTTGAGGATTTACTGTAAATTTTGATTCAGGAAGTACAAACTCGATATTTTCAAAAGACGAGCATGCCCCGTATTGGCCAGTGCGAACTGCCCATTCTTCATAAAATTCTAAACTTTCTTTGTTTGATGCACTTAACACGTCAAATAATTTATTAAGAACATTTTGTGTTCCTTTTTCAATAATCATACCTTGATAAAATTTATATTCACTTACATCATCTTGTATAATGTTTTCAAGATATTGGCGTTTTTGATAACCAACTAAATGTTGTGCCATTTGTTGTTGTGCTATATCAAAATTTTCACTATCTAAACTATAAAAATCATTAAACTGGCTTGCTTTGTAATTCCAATTTGGCAATAGTTTAGCTGTTGGTTTGTTATCTAATTTTACCCATTTTGTATTGTCAAATAGTTCTTCGCCTTGATATGATTCATTAGCACTATAATAGAATGATTTATGACGTACAATGTCACCGATCGAATATGCCTTCCACGGTGTCCATTCAGTTAATATTGCTCTATCAACTACAAAACCAGGAACTGCTAACGATCCGTTCCAATTAATACTAACATAGCCAGAAACTTTAAGTTTATCCTGTTTATACCCACTTTCCAAATTATATATTGTATCATTAAACATTGTGGTATTGTTGATAATTACAACATGTTCACGTTGAATTAGATAAAAACTTGCACAATATATGCCTACGTCACCTCGAGGTGAATACGATACTTCATTGTTTACTCTGAACGTATTTAAAAAATGTGTAGTAATAGGATTACCACTAGCATCAAACAATTCGTAGATATTACTTGGATTACTAATATCATCAACTACTGTTAACACTGTGTTAAATGACAACTTATTTGCTGCAGGACTTAACGATATTACTGAATTACCAGTTAAATCAACCCCGTTTAATAACAAATAATCATCTTCATTAAACCAACCAGGTTTCATAGTAAGTAATGCTTTATAAAATTCTCCATTATATCTTACAATGTCACCATATTTAATACTAACTTCAGGCTGCCACTCTATCCAAATAACTGTCGGTGCTGTCCAGTTTTGTGTAGTCCAAAACATAAATTCTTTAGCACTAGTTTCCCAGTTTGATACTGTTTCTAAACTAGAACTAAACTCATTAAATCTAAATCCTTGAGCAGATAACCATTGACCATATCCTAATAAGAAATCAACAACGTCTTGAATATCTGTAATTCGAGTACCGTATTGAATAACTTTTGCATTTGAATTCCAGTTTGTTTTAAAGATTACATCGACTCCTCCGACTATTGGCAAAGAATCAAGTTTAACATATATAGAAGTGTCAAAATTAACCGTTGATAAATGCGATGCAGTTACACGATAAAATCCTCCTTGATATGAAACTATATTTCCTTCAACATATCTATTGCCTATGCCCCATTCTATATAAGATTCAGAAATGCCTCCGATATTTACATATGCACCTGCAGACGAAGTTGGAGTATAATATTTAAAAAATGGTTGTATTTGACTATAACCTTTAATTTCGTATCCGCTTGCTACTTTGGTTATAATTACACCACTGTATGTTAACGTAGTAAGAGGAGATGATGTATTTAATATAACTTTATAATCTTCTTGAGGGATAAAAACACTACCTACAGATGTAGGAGATTTTGAATCTAGCAATAGGTTAAACTTTTCTTTAGATGTAAATGCACTAACTCGATAAGATAATTTTGCAGTAATAGTTTCTAATTCAGTTTTATATTCGGTATATGCATCCAATGTATCGCAATTGATATTGTTAATTAAATAATTTATTAATCCTGCAGTTTGAATACGAGTATTACTTAAATAAACACTCGGAAACTTAACTGATGCAGGAGTGATCCTTACTCCTGTATCAGCATAAACGATCTGGCCTGCATTATTTCTAACTAACCTTGATCGATCAATTAATTTACCTATTGTGTTAGCCGGATATAACAAAATTGCAGTTTTTAATACACTAAATGAGTAATGAGAACTTCTTCTCCATGCAGATTCAATTGGAGATCCGTCGCCAAATGTAAAATCACCTTGTAGACTGCGAACTTCTTCACCAGATACTAATCCGCTGTAGTACGGGCTAATTAAATTCCCATCTTCGTCGACCGGAATATGGTTTAATAGATATGGTTTAATATACTTTGTAACTCTAACAACCGATTTATTTGGTTCTTTAATAAGACCGTTACTAATATCGTCCCATAATACTAAATTGTTACCTGTATACGGTGCTGGTCCGTATACTTCTATCCACCATGCTGGTTCTTCACTAAACCCTAGCATTTCCCATGGGCATAAATGCGGACGATCAGTATCTAGCATCCATTGGTATATTCCTCTCCAAAATGCCGGAACAATCCTACCGTCCGGAGCACGGTGATTATTATAATTAAAAGTAAAAGAGTTTGTTTTATCATAACTTAACAATGTTGAAAAATCAACACCTGCGTCGACTGCCCATTTATTAAAATTTGGCATTAACACATCATTGAACTCATGTAAACTGTAATCAGTTTTACGAGAATAAGACGGTATAATATCTGTTAAATCAAAAATATGAGGATCGTATTGTACTTTAATATTATTGTAAATTCGTTTTTCTAATTCTAACAATAACTCATCACGAAAATCATCATATGCTAATGTTAGACTACCGTCATGCCCTTGTATCATCATCCTAGGTGTAATTAATGAGGTGTCTAAAAATAGTTTTGGTTCATATTTTGGCCATAATCCTAATTTTGTAGGAGTTTCTGGCACTAAGCATCCGTCAGTACTATCATATTCGTACACAGATACAACATCACCTGCAACTATTGATGCAGTTACTACTACAAATCCTTGATTATTAAATGTATATTCTTTACCGTGAATTAATTGAACATCATTTAAATATACGCCGACTGCTTTACTAGACAGTGATTGTAAATCAAAAACCGCCGACAATGAAAAAATGTTATCTTCAGGAGCCGAAACGGTAAAGTCAACTTGTGTTTTTGCATTATACGGTATCATATCACTAAAATAATACGGTGATGTTTTAGAAAAATTAATAAACAACTCTTGCAGTATTAAATTTACGTGGTGAACCGGTGATGTGTCAACACCTAATGTTTCAGATACGGTTAAAAACGATTTTTTAAATTTACAATAATCGTCTCTTGACTGTTCTATTGCTCTAATTACATTGCTAGTATCAGAAGTAATATGGTATAACGACAAACTTGCAGGTCCACTATGCTGTACAAACCGTGTTCCGTAAGCTGACACAGGTCCTAAATCTCTTAGATTACCAACATTAGGTTGCAATTCTAAATACCCAAGTGTGTAAATGTTATCAATTATACTGCTAACATGGTCGCGAACTTCACCTAATGTAAACTCTGTCAACATACTATTTAACGGGTTATTTTGAACATTGATAGGTATTTCATAGTATCCGTTTAAATTAATCGGTATCATTGAAATTACTTTAATTAATACTATATCAGTTAACTCAACGTCGTTTTTAAACTTTATTTGATAATAAGGTAATTTAACATTTTTTGAATTAGTCGAAACTAATTGCCAATTGTTTTCTGTAGATGCTGCAGGCTGTTGATCTGCAGATATAATTCTGTCATTATTCACATATACACGAATTTCAATATCATTAATATCAGGAAGACTATCAAAAATGTCAATATCAAAGTTATTAACTATAGCCGAATCCTTGTATAATCGAATTGCAGCTTGTGAATTTTTGATTTTAGATGTTTCCCATCCGTTAACATATTGTACACTGTTATCATCATTAGTTTTAACTAAGAATCCAGTATCAATCGATTGTGTAATCGTTTTTTCATTTAATTCGTATTTGAATACATCGTTAATTAATGCAAATTTAAAAACAATATCACCGATATTGTTAATATTTTTATACGATAATGCAAACCCTAAATTTAAATCTGTTGTTCCAGTTCCGACTTTATAAGAAAAAATCGATGTGCCTTTAAATGTAGTACCTGGATATGAACTTGTATCACCGACACTTACTAAATTAACATCTACTATATCAAATAGAGGAGTTTGATTTGATTTTGTTTTTTGCTGACCTAAGTTCCACGATACTCCGTTATACCAAAATATGTTACCTTGATATGTTGTACCTTGTTTTACTAAAACAACTTGGTTTTGTTCAGGTTCGGCTACTTTCACTAGTCGGATTTGACGACTAGTATCCATTGTAGTAGAAATATTAGTAATCGTACCTTCAATCGGTTTTGCTCCACCTAAGATAGTATATGCAATGCTAGAAGAACTAAGAATTGCAGTTATTTTAATAACATCAGGATCGAGTGTTCCGCTATATAATTGCCCGGTTCCTGCAGTTGCAATTAGATTCCCTCCGACTGTTAATCCTGCAACTGAGGTTAATCCTGTAACAACTGCAGTCCATCCTGAATTAATTGCGTTAACTTTCTCAATTACTCCAGTTTGGCTTATTTTTCGTGTAGTAACTTCATGCAACACATCAATAAAATCTACTTGATATACATTATTTGTTACAAGAACATCGGTATCTGCAGTGAATATTACTCGTCGTCCTTCGATTAAATTAATGCCATCGATGTTATATCCTAACGACCCTTCAATTGTTGAAAATGCATCACGAGTAACTGTATCAATTACATCAACATCAACGATTGCACGAGTTCCAAAATTAAATAATTTTAAATTTTTTTCAAATTCGATAATTGGTCTAACTGCTCTAAAAGCTTGATCGTAAGTTGCAGGTATGTCGTTTGCTAACGCACTCTTCTCAATCACCTCTTTGTGAATCCACTTATTGTTTCTACTCCAAAAATTTCTATCGTTACTTGCTCGATTAATTACAATATAATCCGGATTAGTTACATACGATGTAGAATCACTAAATGGAGTTGTATCAAATAAATCATTTTCAAACAGCATCGATTTTGATGTAGTATACGATGTTATAATTTCTAAATCTTTTTCATTTATTAATTGTATGCTAGTGCCTACTCCTTCAACAAAATATCTACCAGTTGCATAGGTCTTAGGATATACATTACCTGCGAATTGAACTCGCATTCCATTACTTAAATTAATATTATTAAATTTATAAGTCTTCTTTCCGATAATTTCTGCATCAACATTAATGTAACTGTTATCGCTTAGATCTAAAATATTAAACACCCCTCCCATATCTATATTACTTTCGCTAACATAAAATAACTGATCAGGCGCATTATCCGGAACTGTAAATGTAATTTCACCAGACTGAATAGAATTGTTAATCAGCAATGGGCTTACATATCGATTTAAAGGTCCGTTAGTTCTCTGTGTCTTAATACTAAATGTATTTTCAATACTGTCAATTATAAACTTATAAGTTTGACCTCTATATAATGCAATTACAGGATTCCGTGTTATTCCGTCAGGGGAAAACATATAAGAGCTGTCAGCTGTTGACGTGTCAACAGTTACCTGATATGTACTAGTTGCAATAGTTGAAGCTACGTTCTTAATAGTAATTGTGTCAGGACCGTGTGGCATCCAATAATAATTTTGAAAATTAACAAACATATCCCAATTAATATGCGGATTCCAACTATAAAATTCTTGTTTGTTTAATCTTGAGTGATCCGACACATTTGCGCCAAACACTCGTAGTTGATTAATATAATCCTGATAATCCTTAAAAAATACAGTATTATCTAACATATCATCAATAACAAATCCGGGTTCAAGTTGATAATTTTGTCTATTTCTAGTAGGAGCATTAACAAATACATCATCCGAAACGGTAGACTTAGAATATTGTCTTCCAATATATCCGCTAACTTTTTTAACTTGTCCTGGCTGTGTTAATTGAGTAATTGTTGAATGCAAAAATTTTTTATTTGCATCAGATCTATAATGCCTAGGTAAAAACGATGCAACCGTTGCGTCATCGCTCGTGTCAGTTGATTCGGTTCTAGGTATGATGATGTTGTTAGCCATTAGTTACTCCCATATATTGAGCTAGTTATAAATTGTCGATTTATTGTGTTATTGTCAATTGTTACGTTTGACGATTTAATGTTAGTTGCTGTAATTCCTGAAATAATTTCAATATCAGATACTGATGCGCCGTTAATTAAAATTTCGTTGTTGTCTGATTTAATTTCGTATAATCCGCCAAAATTAATATTAGAGTGTTTTGGCACAATTACAAAATTAGATATATTTGGCGATACAGAATTCATAACGTATGTTGCTAACTCTGTAAAGAAAAACGTGTCGCCAAAGTCCCAATTATCTAACGAAAAGAAATCATTAATAGAAACAATTACTTGAGATTTAACATCATTATCAGATATTACCCGACCAGGTGTTTTTGTAATTTTAAAAGTTGCTTGCAATTCCGGATCTGCGTCAGCACCAAACAATACTTTATAAACCACCGGATGGTATACTATCTCATCTGAAATTGATTTAATTAAATTTAAAGACGGTGCTACAACATTATACAACTCGTCTGATCCCGGTGGTAATGGTTTATACGAAATCGAACCGTTAATCCATCTTCTAAATAACGTATCATATGATTTAGTTAAAATATACACATCGATTATATTGCTAGCACCTGGATCTATTCTAGAATCATAATTAGCATTATGTATATATTGAAACTTTAATTTGTCTCTACCGGCATATACTTTATAGTCCGTTGACAGCATAAGAGAATTAGTAGTTCTTTTCTTTACTACTCCGGTATCAATAAAATAATAATATTGATAATTAGGATAATCAACTACTTCTGTTTCTAAATTTAAAATTTTAACAGTATCATTTGTAAAATTATCATAGTATCGATAATCATCTTGACCTACTGATATCGAATATCTTTCTTGAATAACATATTTCTTATTTGGTAAAATGTTTAAATTTAACGGTTCAACAATTACATTAAACATTTCCGGATTGTCAACTACACCGTTATCGTCGATATCAGCAAACGAAATAACAATTTTTTTATTATCTACGTACCCGTCTAACCCTATATATTCAGACACAATGTCCCACATAAAATCAGTAGTAAATGGTTTTGTACTAGACGGATGCCGATTAATCCCTAATACATTAATCTTATCTCGAACTACAGAACTTGATATAGTTTTTGAAATAACATCATTTTTATCATAAAAAAATCTTAGTTGTTTATCACTTTCAAAAATGTATCTAGTTTCTCGACTTGTTAAAATATACTTTTCATTGTTAGTTGTAAATAGTAACATCCAACTTGCATCTTGTTGGGTTGCTGTTACGTCTCTTTGATTTCCTAACGAAAACGATGATAGATAATTTATGTTAGATTCGTAAATAATTTTCCAACTTTGTGTTAATGCATCGTAACTTAAACCAAAAGCTTTATTTTCAAATATTAAATCTATCATTGTTAAAATTACACTTGTTTCTAATGCAGCTCTAAATTGAGGAATAATTTGATAAACATAAGCATTAGATGGTATCTTCACGTTTAACGTTATACCAGTTAATGACTGTCCTGCAATTGCAGTGTCTACACTTACAACTGCGGCCCAAAGGTAATCAACTGCACCAGGAATATCAGACATATTTGTATTTTCGGGTATGTCTGTTAATGCATTATCTAAGAATGTATTAAAATACTTTCCTACAGGACTTATAAATTTAACTAATGCACCTGTTCTAATGTATCTCAAGTCATCAGGGATCGATTGTGTTGGCCCAACTTGTGCAATTGACCCGATTCCAGTTCGTTTAACACATCCTAATGTTGTTACATTAGCTTCCCAATAAAACGTTGATCCTAACGGAGGGAATTCTGAAAGATAATGAGAATAATAAAAATTACGTAACTCTGATTTTTTAAGAAGAGAATTTACTATATTATAGATAACCCCTTCAATATCTGTTTTACTATAATATGAAAACGAATCAGTAATTTGATAATCTTCTGTATATATTACACCATCGTCGGCAAATAAATTTGTAGAACTATATTTCCCAGTTGGATCTACTAAATCAAAATATCTACTAATACCACTCGATGATCGATTAACAGCTTTTACTTTTAAAACTTGCTGACTTACACTTAATGGCGCAATATTGTAATCTTCTCCGGTTATCATTCTATTTTGTGTATAAAATGTAGACGGTGCATTTGCTTTAATATGTGCATTAGTTTCTGCCTCTTCCGCAGAAGTTACTGCAGTTGCTAATGATAAAGACAGTGTTAATGTTTCCTTCTTTCCTAAATTAGAAGTATATGGGATAGATATTGACACATTTTTAATGTCACGCGGATTAATTGAATACGAAATACCATTGCTAGTTCTATAATAAACTTTAAATGTACCTAACGGTTTATTTCCAAAAGTTCCATCACTAAAATTTAAACTAATCGCATCGCTTGCTCGGGTTGTTACACTATAAATATTTCTAATACTCTTATTAACACTATTATAGATAATATTGTTACCTTCAAAATTTGAAACTTTAGTCCATAAATTTTCATCTAACTCGGCACCGGTTTTATCTAATCGATACATCCATACATCGGTATTATTAATCCCAGTTGTACCAACATCAACAATTTCATTACTACGTGGTTGTGTAACTGTAAACTCAGACGATGCTAATGTTCCTTGTGTAAAATTTAAAAAGAATCCGGTTCCTGCACTTCCATATCCTTGTCCGTCATTTCTAAAAATACACGATAGTTTTCTACCTACTTTTGGAGCTTCTTCGTATACGTAATTCTGTCCTGTAAATGTCGAACTTGTAACTTCAAAATTCATTACACGACCTGCTACAGTTTTAGTAAAAGAATACAACGGTACTCCGGATGTTGTCGTGTTTAATGTATATTTTTCAGTTGGGATTCCGTAAATTGTATCCTTATCAGATGGGTTTCCAAACTGTTGAGTAGGATCCATTACTGCATTTATTATTTTAATAAACTGATCGTACCAGTTAGCATTTGATGAATCATTCCAAACAACCGATTGTCCAGATAAATTACGACCGTTGCTATCTAAGATATTTTGAGATGTTTGTACTGAAGTAAATTTTAACAATCCATATGCAGGTATATGTCTTTTTGCATTATAGCTAATTAATCTTGCTAATCGCAATACACTATCACGACGCTCTGCTAATTCTAAAAAATTCTCACGAGCATTTAAATCTACTCGAAATGCTACACTTTGTCCTAAAAATGCAATAACATCAAGCAATGCTAGGTATTCGGAACTTTCAATATAATCATTAAAATCTTCTGGATAATTTTGGCGAATATAATCGACCATTGTACGTCTTAAATTTTCAAAATCATAACTTTGAAAATCTGCATTTTTAAAAGATTGGTATACTTTTTTCCAATCTTCAGCTACTAATAATCTATTTTGTCTGTCGGTTGCACTCATGATGTTGTCCTAATAATGATATTTATTGTTTATATTAACCATGCAGTTTATCTTGTAGTTAAACCGTTTGCTTCGTCAAATCGTAACGTTATTCTCTCAGTGATATTGTATGCGGTATACGTTAATGAAAACAAAATCTGTATACCGGATTCATATACCGAAATATTCGTATCAGTTATCTTAACTCTTGGATCATAATTAATAATTCTAGATACATCTTCTAAAATTATAGATTTTACCTGCTCTGTAATCGGTTCAAACAAGATATCCCATATAATTGTGCCAAATGTTGGTTGCATTAGACGTTCTCCTTGTCTAATGTGAAAATGATTTATAATATCTTGTTTGATTAACTCAAAATCATATAAACTATAATGCTCTGCTTTACTATTTAAAGTTGAAAATCCTTTATATGTTTTTGGTGCAATTACTTCTGTTTTTTTTGTAATTGCAGGTAGTTGTATTCTGTCGTATTGTTGACTCATTTTTATTATCCTTGTTGCTCGTCTTCAGGTCCTTTAAGTTTTTCAAACGTGTCATTAGGGAGCGTATACGCCGGAGCTCCGGCAGGTTCTTTTGGTTCTTTAGTTGCGTCTGTTTCGACAGTTGGGTCTAAATTCTCGTGGCCTAACCATGGTTCACGTTGCGGTATCCGATTTGCTTTAAGTGCTGCTTGTGCTGCCGGACCATTCATTTGAATTTGAGCTGCAGATTCAACTATGTTTCCGCCTGCACTAGTTTCATTTGCACCACCCGATGTTTCTCTTATATAACCGCCTGCACTTGTATTAATATTACGTGATGCGGTAAAATTTATATCACGGTTTGCAGTAAAGTTAAAATCTTTTTCGGTATGAAAACTAATGCTGTCTTTTGCATACACGTCAATTTTACCATTAGCAGTCATCTCAATCCATGAATTTCCGCTACCATGCGAGATATAAATTAAATCTTCACTATTATGTAATAAAATCTGATGCCCGGTTCTAGTTCTAATACGAACTAATTCATTATGTGGAATAGAATGGCCAGAATCGCCTGGCTCTTTTCCTTGCTCAACTGCAATATACTCCGGACCAGCAGCTGATGCAGGTTTTGATCTAACAAACTTATCGTCACCGTCGTCCATTACAAACGTCGATCCGCCTAGTCGACTTACATACGCATTTTTAATAGGGTGATCTTTTTTACCAATCGTTCCTTGTTTTGCACCATCACTTTTATCTAACGGTCCAGGTGTGGAAATTCCAAATACTGAGCTAGGAGTTTCACGGCGTGCGCTGCTTGTTGTTATACCACGAATATCATCCTTATCTAACCCACTTTTTTGCAACACTGCTGCAAACGGATGTACTGGTTTTGGAACTTTAGTAGGATCAGGTAACGTATTGTTTTTATTCAAAGTTCTATTAAATTCAGCTACCGGCAATCTATCACCTGATGGATCTACTATATTTGCAGTAGCTGCTAATCCAGGAACCATAAAATTCATACTTTCATCTTGTACACAGCCGATCCAATATCCTCGTTTTGGATCTCCGTCAATAAAAACAACGATTACAGTTGTTCCTGGATCGGGCGGAACCATCCACATGCCGTAACTCTTTTGTGTATTTTGAAAATCATTTTCTTTACCAGTTGTAAAATCGGCACTAGTAACTCCGTAAAATGGACTCATATATTTTACTTGATGTGTTTGCCCTGACGACCCATCATTACCTACACTTCTTAATATTTCAACTTCTAAGCCGCCCATATAAGACGAATCTAAATGGCTAATTACTTTAGCTAAAAATGGACCTGGTTTTGATTCGCCGTACGATGCTGGTATTGTATCTGTTGTTTCACTCATATATTAATCTCCAGGTGTGATAAATGTAACAATATTCTTGCCTATCGAACTTGCAACATCACTCACCGTATCTACAAGGTCACCAGGTAAATTGCTTATTTTTTTCATTATGTTCTCAGCCGAAGCTGTTAAATTACCAGTGCCAAATGACGATTGTGATTCTTTTTCTTTCTCTTGCAGTCTTAAACGTTGTCCAAGTAATCGTTGTTCAAATTGTCCACTCTTAAATGTACTAGTGACTCGATTTATTCTATATAATCCGCTATATTGCATAACTGGAGTAGTTTCCTTTGCATGTGGTTGGGTTTCTCCTTGAAATTGATACAAACCAGTATACTGATTAATTTCAATTGGAGTTCTAAAATTAACAATAATATGCACTTCACCATTTTGCCAATTAACAGTTCCGTCTAAATTTAGATTCGAATGCTCTGTTGGTTTTGATGTATAATTTCCTATTCCACTTTGTGCAATAAAAAACGGATCTCCTACGATTTTTAAATCCAACATTATCATATCTTGACCTTCAGTTATTGAATCGTGAAATAATCTAGCTGCTCGGGTTATGTTAGTGTCAACTCCACTACCGCCTAACTTATCAGTTTTTGATTTTGTGTTATTATACGATACTGAATTATGAGTTGTATTTTCTTCAGGTTCTTCACCTTGTAGATTAATTACGTTAGTTTCAACAGGAGCCGAACCTTGCTTTTCGGCTGTTACAACATCTTGAGATCTTGCGCCTGCATCTGCTGCCATGGACACTGCAAAACTATTTTCAATTTTAATTTCAAAATTTAATACATCAACATTTTTACCAGTATAGATATAATCATATTTTTTCACAGCTTTTTTGTATAATTCGGCATATCCTTGTGGTTTAGCACCTGCAGCGCCCGGTCCTGAACTATTATGTGCATTATACGGAATTACTCTATACACTAAAATTTTAGGTTGTGTACCAGTTGATTTATAATTTGCATCAGTTGACACATTATAAACTTGTGTATCAATCCTCCACCATTTTACATATCCTTCTGGTGATAACGCGTTTGGATCTAACGCTTCTTGTGGGAAATTACTTTGCAAAATTACTTGATTAATAACATTTGGTATTGACATATCTTGTCTAAACCTAAAATCAGTTTCAGTTGTTGTAGGTGTATTATTCTGACGCACATTTACTTTTGCTTGCTCGTTGTACACTTCTTGATCTTTACCAAAAGGCGCGTCTGCTTTCTTATCCTGCCCTACTCCAATTAATGCTTGCCCGATTATATTACAATTTTTAGGATCTTGTACTTGATTATTATTTTTTTCATCTTTCATTACACCTAATTTTTTATAAATTGCATCCTGAGGAGCTGCTGAACCAGTAGTTGCACTCGATACTTCTTCAGTATTGCCTTTATTATCTTCATCGTTTTCACTGTATACTGCATCAGGAAATAAAATTATTATTTCATCTGGTACTTCAAGAACTTTATCTTCTTTAAGTTGTTGTAATCGTCTATTCCATACAGCTTGAAGACTGTTTTCACCAGTTTGCAATACTTCTTGTACCGACGACCCTTTAACCGACATATCATTCTTTAACGTTGCATTTTTTGCAGTTAACGCCGAGTTATTCCATGCAAATACACTACACTGATAAACAGAACCAGTATGATTAACTGTCATACTCATCTCTTGAAACTTAACAAGAATATGTCGTTGTGTTGTAGGTATTTGCGACATTACACCCATTTCATCGTTGCCACGAAACTCGATAGTTATTAAAAACGGTGCTTCTCTCCAATTTTTATGTCCAGCATCCCATGCAGCTTGTTGGCATGCTATTGAAAACAACCCCATGCTATACGGCTCAGTTACACTAAATGTTATATTAGTTGTATTTGTATTGTTACTTCTTTCAAGACCGATAACACTTTCAATATTCAAGTCATCTATAAAGAAATCAAACTTTCCATATGCTGTTAAAATTCTATTATCAGGATCTGCATTACCAGCTTTAAATATATATCGCAAGTCTGATGTTTTTGAATCACCTGTTTTTTTATCTTTTAATACTGACTTGTTCGACATATATGTTGAATCTGGATTTGCTAAATCATCATTTGTTATTACTGCAAATCCTATAATATAATTGTAAGATGCATAATCATGTAACACATTTGGTATCGGTAGCGGAATATCACCAATTTTTTGATATTTGGTTGTAATGCTTTTTGCAAAGGCCGAAATGCTAGTTACTACATCTGACGACGTTGCACTATTAAACAATGTTGTTGCTGAATCTGTCATAATTTATATCCCTAATGATACTTTTAATTTACTCATTTGCGGAATATATATTTGTGTTCCTGGCACAAAATCAAAAATTGGATCTTGAATTACATCAAGATTACGCTGTGTAAACACCCACCATAATGCTGCATCACCGTATAAATCAAATGCTAATAAATCTGGACGATGCTTGTATTGTATTTCAATTGTATACAAAAAGTCAACTACTTCTGCTGCAACTGGACGAATTTTTAAAATATCTAAGTAATCCTGTGTAACCGAAGTTTTATACCACGGACTTGTATTTTTGTATTTTGCTATCATGTTTAAATATATCCTGTGTTATTGTTAAGATATGATCCGGTAACAAAGTTATCTAAACTAAACTTACGGGCAGTTGTTCTGCTATACATAGGTGTTAAATTTACTGTAAACTGGCTCCTAGTTGGTACATATGCAATACCTCCTTCAGCATCAAAACCTAATCCCATAGCATTAGCTAGTGTTGCTACTTTACTAACTCCTTCTGTTATATCTGTAAGTTTGCTTGTAGCTTTTTGCATGCCAAATGCTCCACCTAGTGCTCCAGCTAATCCGCCAATACCTTCTGCTAACGAATTAACTTTTCCTACCATACTAGTGTGTGTAGCAACTGGAATATAATCACATTGTGCATCTAATGTTGTTTGAAACGATGTAACTGCGACTGGTACATTGTTAAACACATAACTTCCGTATGCATTTAATTTTACAATCGGTGGCGGATTACCAGCTTTTGGATCATTACCTGAAAACATTTTTGTTACTGATCGAAAGTAATGCAGTGCCGCAATCCAATATAATGCTTGTTCTTGATCTTCAACATTCATTGGTGCGGTAATTGTAATTGTACCCGGATCACTATGCTGATATGCATTAAACTTGTAGTTTGAATGTACTGGTTGCATTGCTGTGTACGATGCATTTGAATGAATAGTAATACTAGGTGTGTACGGAAAAATCATTCCTCCAGCATCAAGCAATGGTTGTAATACTGCATTTGTATACCTAAAACTCGGCCATAACGGTAACGATAATCGAACTCTCCAATCATCAATTTTTAAATCATCAAAATACGGTGCAACACTCATTGTATCGCCGATTACTTCACCTGCTCTAGGCAATGTCATTGATCTCGAGTCACTCAAAAAACTAAATGCACCGCCTAATGCAGTTGCGCCCATTCCTACGCCAGCAGCTGCGCCTGCCATATTCATTGCCATAAATAAATCCTCTTATATAACATTATTTATTTGACTTTATTAAGTATAGAGTTTATAATATATACAGTACATGGAGATACGAACAATGCTTACACCAAAAGTAAATTACTTAAACAACAAGGATATGCTGTTAGAAATACACAGATCAAAAAGCTCTTACTGTGTGTTTACAGATAAATCTTTTCACCAATATGATATAATTTTACCTAGCTTAGATAAGATAAACATCCGCACTATCGCAGAAGCTAAACGAAATCAAGCAAAAAGAATAGGCGATTTAGACTACGCTATTCGAAAAAGCAGCGGCGAAAAGATTAAACAAGCTGACTGCGAAGTTGATTATAAAAAAATTGCAAAAGAAAATGTAGTTTTTAGAATTATGACTTACGATCATATTCCTCTTAATTCAGTAAGAAAGAAAAATCCAAAAACAGAAGCAGATAGAAGAGAAAAAGTTAATTTTCCGCCGTTTCAACATTGGAAATTTATAGATGACGAACTTGTATGTGTAGGTAAAAGCCACTGGAGGGGAGACTTAGAAACTGGGCATTTTGATAAAAATGCAGGACAAATTACTGATACGTTAGCTCGTATGATGATTAAACTTTGTGAACGTTATGCTACTAGAGGTAATGTTAGAGGTTATACCTACAACGATGAAATGCGTGGACAGGCAATATTACAACTAACACAAATTGGATTACAATTTGACGAATCTAAATCAGATAATCCATTTGCATACTTTACTGCTGCAGTTACCAATTCGTTCGTAAGAGTTATAAATATAGAGAAGCGCAATCAGAATATTAGAGACGATATTTTAGAAATGAATGGAATGAATCCGTCGTATACTAGAACAGGTTCAGAAGAATATGAGGTAGCAATGCGAAGATCAGAGGATTACGAGTGATTGAATATCAAAAAATTTTAACTACATTAACGGATTTAGACAGGCGACCTCGCCTGTCTTACACAGCATTATTAAAAACACCGTATGCTGAACAAATATCACAAATTTCTACATTATTGTCTAGTACAAATGCTAGACAAATAATTTATCATATTAAACAACAATCACTTGTAATTCCGTGTTGTGAATGCAGTAACCAGTTAAGTTGGCATTTAGATTTACAACAATACCGAGCATATTGCAGTCCAAAATGCACTGCAACTTATTCTACTGTTATAAAAAAGAAAAAGAATTTAGAACTTCTTGGTGTCGAATGGCACACTCAAACCAACGATTGGAAAACTAAAGTAAAATCTACTAGTTTAGAAAAATACGGTGTTGACCATTATTCTCAAACTGACGAATACAAACAACGTGTTATTACTTCTAATTTAGAAAAATATAATGTATCACATGTTATGCACTTATCAGAGACTAAGCAAAAAATTAAAAATACTAATTTAATTAAATACGGCTTTGATAATCCTGCAAAAAATTATAATGTTCAATCTAAAATTAAAGAAACGAATCTTATTAGATACGGCTGCACTAATCCGTTACTAAATTTAGATATTCAACAACAAATTAAAGATACTAACATTATTAAATACGGTTATATTAATCCTCTAAGTAATGCAAGTATACGAGAAAAAAGCGTTGCTACTAAACGAGAACACTATTTTTCTGCAGATACATTAGAAAAACTTACAAACGCATCTTGGCTAGAAAATGAACAGCATTCAGGTAAAACTGTACACGAGATTGCTAATGATATAGGTATTAGTTCTAGTCAACTATGCAAAATTTTTCATTCATTAAATATTAATATCGTCCGGCATTCTGCAAGTGAATTAGAACGAAGATTATACTTGCATTATGATCAAAAAGGTGTTAAAATAATTA